CGTCAATGCGCTTTTCGGAAATACCGACCTCCTTAAGTAATGCCTTATAAGCTGCCATCTTACTGTTATTGGACTTCTCAGTCTCAACCGTTTTCTTGTAAGTATCGAAATCCTCTTTTAAGGCTTCGTACTTAACCTTATAAGGATCCTTATCGCCATTGTCGCCTACCTGCTTCTTCAAATCTTCCAGTTCCTTCTGGACACCGGGAAGCTTCTCAGCATCTTCCTTATACTTAGCAATATCATCCTTTAAACCGTTAACTGTCTCAACATGAGCATCAATAATCTCATCGATTTTCTCAGCTTCAATCCCCAGAGCTGATAAAAATTTTCTTGAAAGTGCCATATTATGATCTCCTTTTCTTCGGTGTACGTTTCTGTGTACATTAGATTTTTACACCTACATTATAAAATATATTTTTTGAAAAGCATATATAAAATAATTTTTATAAAAAAGTCTTTACAAATAGATAAAAAAGAGCTATTATTATCATGTAAGGAGGTAATAAACATGTATCAATACAAAGGACACCGAATAGTAGAGACAGACTACGGATACCTGGTATATACACCAAAGGGCGAAAGGCTTGGACCATACAGTACCACAAAGGAGGCCGAAGAAGCCATAGACGAAAAAACAACTGAATAGCACAAAAAAGAGGGCCTTATCCTTTAAGGCCCTCGGTGTATATTTGGCTGTATTTTTCTTTGTACTCTGACTTAAGAATGGCATTCTTCAAAAAAGGTCTTGGTGCTCTGCCACGTGCTCCCAATTCGATATATTGAGCATATTCCACATTAGTACCAATATAAACTTCACCCATGGCAGGTACTCCATGCGGAGCATAATCCTCGGTTTTTGCCTTTGCCCCAGATTGAGTATTCGGAGAGCCTTGCGCACTCTCGGTAACAAACGTGATGCTGTTACGCAATCGGCCTGTATCCACGGCTCCCATATCGGTAATTTCTTTAATAGCATAGCCTTCGGCTTGGAGTCCGACAGCCTCTGAAATAACAGAAATCCGTCTTTTTAATTCATCCTGAACTTCATTGACATGGGAAGTAACCTGTAACTCACTCATTCCATTCAAATCCTTTCACGTCTACACGCATAGCGCACCGGCAGTTATAAACATTAGCAGGGTCTGCAGAAGGATCCCCAGGATATGAAATCTCACCATATTCATTGTCCCATGGTTCATCTACATCCACTTCAACTCCGTCAAGGTCGGCATGCCATGCTCTTGTCCGTTCATCCAACGTTGCAACCCAAATACGCTTTAAAATTACACCATCTTCAGTAGCCTTTTTATAACTATCATTTCGGCCTTTATTCTCGGCAGCAGTAGTCATCGTCCGAGCATTACGAACTGCGGAGGCTCTATTCATATCTGTAACCGACATCAATCTTTTTGATATATCCGGAATTGACTCGCCTTGTAATATGCCTTGGAGTACTTGACTGTTAATATTCTTTTCATTCCATCGCATGTCCTTCGGAATATTAACCTTCTTTTTCGGTAAGAAGCTCTTATCTTTAGTAGCCAACTCCTTAACGGCTCTTTCATTTACAAGCGAGAAACTATAACCCTTAATCTTCTGATCCTTAAAGGCATTATAATTTACGGTATATATCTTAGGCATTTTGCTATTGACATAATTAAGAGCCACTTCATTTGTATGAGATAACTTAGCCGCAGTCTCATCAACCATACCCTGATACCGCTTATTATTTACTGTAATATTTTTCGCAGTTCGTTCATACGTTATTTTGGCTGTACTTATGGCTTCTTTATCTCCGGACTTAATCGCTTCTTGTAAATCCTGGAAGGCTTTGTCGAGTTTAGGAGCATGAGAAATCATAAATTTATTCCAAGTGCTTGATATATCGCCATAAGCACTTGAATAAATCTTATTGACCTTTTTCTCCATTTGCGATAAATGCTTATCTGTCCACTTACGGGCCTTATCTTTTACCATTAATTATTTTCCTCGTCTAAGTTATCCACCGAATTATCCACATCATCCACCGAATCATCAAACCGACCGGCCTCTTCCCGGGTAAGATTGTCCATAATACCATCAATCTCGTCGGGGCTAATAAAAGGAAGCTTTTTAAGTACGGTTTTAGCATCAAGGTACTGTGCTGCAGAAAGAACCATGGTGGTCTCTTCGGACTGGTTGACAATCATGGACCGTTTAAACGTAGGATTGTCCTCGATTCCTGCAAGAGCCAAAATCTCCTGAATAAACTCGATCACACAATATTCGAAATCATCCGTTTTTTCATTCAAAGGCTCATAAGATGCCCGAATTGCTGTAGCCACAATATTACCATTAGCGATTGCCTCGGTATCAAGGGCCATTGCATCCTTAATAAGATCCTTTTCAAGTCTTGTCAAATAGGTTTCCCTTGCCGTAACGGGAACGTCAACCGTATGAGCCTCTACATTTACATGCTCACCGTCAACATTCGCCGCATGTACCGTTTTTAATTTCTGAATAAACTGGGCTAAATCAACATCGTCCATGCCTCCAGCATTCTGAACAATCCAATAAATCAACGAAGCATCGTCCACGTCATTGGCAAACCCGGACTCAATCAAATCATAACAGTCAATTTTAGACTGCCATGCTTTAATTTTAGAAACATGATCCTGATTACCCCATAAAGGAACCACAGGGAATCCCGGATAATTCTCAGCATCATATATCTCGGTGCCATCGGCATCCGTTGTTCTTGTCTTAAGAATATAAGCTCTCTTAGGCTTATAAATCGTAAGCTTATTATCTTCTTTGCGCTTGATATATTCGGTATATCCGTCCATTTCATACAATGTAGCGCGTAACGGTTTATTATCGTCAATCTGCCAAAATCTTATGCCAGCCTTCATGGATCCGTCTTCTTCATCATAGAGAGGTAAATACTCAAGCGCCTCAAATATATCAATATGGTCCAAGTTCCAAAAACCATAAGCCACACGATGAGTAAGTGCCTTTTTGCCGAGCTTTTGCATTCGGGTATCAAATGCCTTTGTCTTGGTACCCAATTTATCCTTAGTATCATCTTTTTTAAAATTAACACCGTTACCAAGTAGGTACTGATTCTCCTGGACATTAAATCGGTCATAAAAATTGCTCGCTAACTTATGCTGCGCGCTAAAATTATCTTGTACCGCTTTACCGCTTATCGTATAAAGTAACTTCCGGTACCGCATAATAGTGGTATTTTCCTGCTTAGAATAAGCTTCACCTTCTACGGCCCATCTATATAAGTCACTAGACTTATACTCGTTAATGGCCGAGATGATAAAATCTTTTAGTTGTTTGTCATCTTTAACAACTTTGAGTAAATCCTGATAGGTTTTCATTGTTTATCCTCCTTATAAGAACATACATCCGGCCAGTTCTTCGTCCGTTCGCTCCTTTTTTAACCAATTCTTGCGAATTAACGAGGATAAGGAATCAGGGCAATCGTCGTGCTCAGCATCCTCATTATAATCGCAAATTTGGTTTATATACTCTTCATCGGTACCTTCAACAAAGACCACATTCGGCCATACATTTTTAAGGTATGTCGAAATCTTAAGATATTTATTCATGTCCTCATGATAAGGGACAGACCTAACACCTTTAGATTTAAGGTCTTTATTCAAGTAGCCTTTATCTCCATTAGTTTCATTATACAACTTTCCGCAATTATAGTCTTTATATAATTGAACGCACTTATCCTCTACATCATCAACATGCTTTCTCCAGCACTTTCCAAGCACATAGTATATACCGGATTTCTTATTGACAATTGTAAATGCCGTATAGTCCTCGCCATCATAAGCCGCATCAATATGAGCATCACCTTGATAAACCATAGCAGAATCGCCACCGGTTTTAGGATCCCAAAATAATATATCATCCTCGGCAATATGTCGGAGCTCATAGTTTGCAGCAAAGAGGGAATTAGTCATTGAGTCCTTAATTGTTTTTAACTCTTTGTCATCAATTAAGCCCGTTTGCTTATAGTCCCACTTCTCGGCATCCGGCATAAGTGAAAAAGCATCATCCTTATGCCATGGTGTCCCGGTGTTAAAAATACGGCCACCGCGGTTCTTAATATTCTGGAGCTCTTGATAAATAGATTTAGTTCTATCACGCTCTGCCTTACTTGTACGGTCCTTAAGGTTAACAATATCATCCGTAAATATGAAATCGAAATGCTTACCGGTAATGGAGTCACCAATACCAAATGCCACAAGTTGTGAGGTACCTTTTATATCCGTCGTTAAATTTGTACTTAACTCCGTGGCATTGTCGACGGTAAGTTTCAATTGCACACCGTAAATGGCCTCTACAAATACTTGTGTATGAGGATCAAGTAAAATATTTCTAACCTGCCTAACAATTTCTTTTACATCATCATCCGTTTTTCTGAGGAACAGCGTTCTTTTATTCGGCAATAAAATCATAATTAAGGCCAAGATAATAGAAACGCAAGTAGTTTTATAGGATCCACGATGCGCTTGTAATGTCTCGTCCTTTTTTGACTTAAGCATTTTAATCATCCAGCCATTATGAAGCTTAGTAAGTTTAGTAAAACCCAGAAGCCTACCAAACTTATAAGGCTTAGTCTTTAGAAAAGTGACTGCTTCACTCCTCGTCATCGTTCATCATCGCCTCTACTTCATCAATTACGCTCTGATCCACTTCGGAAATAACAACCTTTTCGATAGGTTTTTGACCAGATGAATCGCGAAGGACTTCAAAAGCCTTTGCCTTCTTAGCAGTATCAATCTCTGAAAGTGCTTTTTCAAATAAATCCACCGACAAAAGCTCAGCTCCGGTAAGTCTTTTACCTGTTTTTTCATCAATAAACTTCTTTTCCATGAGAATGTTGATGCAATCTTTGAGCATTGCTTTATTACGACGAGCCTTACCGGAAGCTTTACCACCAGCTATGGCAATCCTTCGTTGTTCCTCGGTTGTTCGGTCTGCTAATGATTTAAGATTTTGTGGATTTCCGCTTGGCATAATATCCGCCTCCTTTGTACTAAAAATTATAGCATAAATTTTATAAAAAGGAAAAGTATCACTAAAATGTATCACTAAATATCACTCTTTTTAAATTTAGTGATACAGCTCAAACCCGCATGGTTGCGGCGTTTGTTCACTAAATATCACAATGTTCACTAAATTTCCCCTATAAATATATATTTTATATATTTTCTATGTTTATATATTATATATTTATTATATTATTAAATATTTATTTTTTTAAAGAAAAAGAGTGATATAGTGATACTAATATATAAAAAACCTAGTAAATAAGGGGCTTTGAGGTGTATCACTAAATGTTCACAAAGTATCACTAAATATCACTAAATTAAAAATAGTTAATAATATAAATATATTTTTATATCAAATTTAGTGATACTTTGTGATACTGTGATACAAAATAACTATTGATAAAAATTTATAAAAATATTATAATAAAAAATATAAATGTATAAAGGAGGTAAAGTCATGTCCTACATTGAGAAATTTAACAACTCCAGCCTAACTTATACAGACGTTGCACACGAGTTAGGTGTTTGTGAGTTATCTGCACGAAATAAGGTCAACGGCAAAACACGAGTGACAAAAGCAGAGGAAATGGTACTCAATAAGTTATTCGGGGAGGAAAAGGCATGTTTGACCGAAGCATACAAAAACTAATCTTTGCCGGATACCGGAAAGGCAAAGAAGGAAAGAAACCTGCAGACAATAAGCTCTATAAGTATGAAGAAGTGGAAAGCCTTGATAACTTTGGTGCCCAATGCGCTGACGGTATAGTGGATGTAAGTTTTGATGATATAGATATGTTTGAGCACATCCTTAATATTATGGAAGGCACCAACACTATTACTTATACATTATATTCGCCTCACGGAGGCCATACTTATTGGAGATACGGAAGCCACATTAAAGACGGAACCGACGTTATACTTGCATGCGGAGTTAAGGCCGACATTCATAGTAAAGGCACTTATATACCACTTAAGTGTGACGGTGAATACCGGACAGAAGCATACCTTGATGTGATTGATATACCGGAGTTACCGGAGTGGTTATATCCAACAAGATCCGGTCAAGATCTTTGGGGGATGAAGGAAGGCGACGGAAGGAACGATGCTATAAGCAAGCATGCGTTCACATTGGGTAAACTTGGATTCCAGGAGGATGTAATTAAAAAAGTAATTACTTTAATAAACAACAACATCCTTGGTACACCATTAAAAGAGGATGAATTAAAGACTATTTTACGGCCAGAAACATTTGAAAAGATAAATACGGCAATGTTCTTTGACGATAATGGGAAGTTTAAAACGAATCTTTTTGCCCGGTACATTATTAATGAGCATAATACTATCTATACAAATGGACAGTTATGTATTTACGATAATGAGCAAGGGTTTTATGATCCCAATAGCCGATTGATAAAGCATACCATGATAAAGCTATTTAATAACATCACAATGGCAAAGCGAAACGAGGTTTATGATTATTTGACCATAGAGGCCCCTCAAAAAGAACAGTCCAGCCGGAGATATATTTTATTTAAAAACGGAGTTTACGACCTTGCGGAAAAACGCCTGCTGCCACATTCGCCTGAGTATGTAATAAGTAATATGATACCTTGGGATTATAACCCGGATGCGTATGACGAACTTGTTGATAAAACCCTTAATAGATTAAGCTGCGGGGATCCACAAATCCGGACCTTAATAGAAGAATGCATCGGTTATTGTTTTTATAGAGACACTAAGCTTGGAAAGTGCTTCATTTTAACCGGCGAGAAGAATAACGGAAAAAGTACATTCATATTTATGTTAAACACACTTCTGGGTGATGACAATTATAGTAGCGTCGATATTACAAACCTGGCGCGGGAGCTCGATATAGCGTCCCTGGCCAATAAACTGGCTAATATAAAGGATGATATTGCGGATAACTATATGGACGGATTGAATGTAAGCCTATTTAAACAGGTGGCAACCGGGAACCGCTGCAGAGGTAAGTTTCTATACAATGATCCATTTGATTTTTATCCATATGCTACATTGATATTTAGTGCAAATAGCATCCCCAGAATAAAGGATCCCACCGGAGCTGTAACCAAAAGAATGGTTATTATACCATTTAATGCGGTATTTACCAAAGAGGATCCGGACTTTGATCCTTTTATAAATGAAAAGCTATGCAAGAGCGAGTGCATGGAATATTTAGTAAGGATTGGTGTCGAGGCTCTTCTTAATGTAATAAATCGAAACGGATTTAGCGAATGCAAAGCGGCCGATGAGGAGATGGAAGCATACCGCATGAGCAATGATTCGGTTCTCGGGTTTATTCAAGAATACACCAGTGACGCCATTGAAAATCAATCGGTTTCCTCTATATATAGCGCTTACGAACTATATTGCGCGAATAACGGATTAAAGCCCACAACTCAAATTATGATGAGTAAAAAGATAAAGACGGTTATCGGGTTTGATGTTAAACGAACCCGAGTGGGTGGAAAGTTACATAGCGTATATGTACGGTAATAATAAAGGCCCCACAAAATGTGGGGTTTTTGTTAAAAAATTTTTTTATAAAAAAGTCTTGATATTTAGACCAATAAGAGGTATATTATTAACATATAGAATATGCTCTTAAAGAGATGATTAAATAAGGAGGAAGAATAAGAGTGAAGCATTA